GCTTTGTATCTCATAAAAATCAGTATCATTAATAGGAAAATTTAAAAAATTGATTCTACTATTTTTTTCACTATCAATAGACTTTTGATCCCATCTTGCAACATATTTTAGACCATCACAATAATGTTTCCAAAAACTTTTTCTTACATATGGAACCATTGTCCAATCTAAATGAGTTGCGCTAACACCACCAAATTGTTGTAAAGACTGAAGCTGGAAAATAACCGCAACTAATTGAAAAGCAGTATTAATTGAATTAGCTGGTCTTACGTCCGTTTGACGAGTATTAAAACCATTAGCTAATAAATCATCAAAAGGTATTGATAGGCAGTTATGCATACCAACAGCATATGCATCTAAATCATGAATGTAGATTTCGTTATTAAGGTGGTTTTCACGAGCCATTTTTGACATACAATTATCAAGTGCATATTGTTTTGCAATAACTGAATCAAATTCGCCGCGACGGCCACCAAATGAGTGTTCATCAACATTGGCATTTTGATTATCAATCCTGGTTCCTGTAAGCTTTTCACGTGCAGCCCGCATCATCTCATTATTCCAATTTCTTTCTTTTGTACGCTGTTCGCGATATTTAATATATGCTTTTGCTACATCTTTTCTTTTAGTAGACATTAAGCCATTTTCTACTAAGTCCTGAATTTCTTCAATTGATAAAGGTTTTATTTCCTCTTCACAATATCCTTCAATATAATTAGCTATATTTTCAGCTTTTGTTTCTGCATAATCAGAAATTTTGCCATCTACTGCTTTAAAAGATTTTAGAATTGCATTTTTAATTTTTTCTGTTTTAAACGGCATTTCTCTGCCATCTCTTTTGATTACATAAATCATAATAATATATCCTCCTAATTAGATAAAATATTTTTAGGGTTTACTATATTATATAAAAATATTTAAATATAATTATTTAAATTTGTCCTTTTAAAAATGCAGATATTTTTGGTCTATTTAAAAATCCATAATATTCATCATTATTTTGTTCATTTGAAAAAATTTCATAGTTAAAATCAATATTAGAAAAATCTTTTTGATCTGCTAGAAAACGACGACAAATTTCTGTACAATTAGGGTTCTGTTCTCTGTTAAGGGATCTTAATAAACGTCTTTTTTCTCCTGCTTGAATCCATACTGGAAGAATATCAATAGTATCAGAATGACACAAAAGTTTTCGGATACCTTGTGGATTAAATACGCCTACATTAATTTTATCTTTTTGAAGTTCATTAACATAGGTTCCATAATACCAATTGTTAAAGCAAGTATACTCAAGCATTTTATTTTTAAAAATTAATTTTTCAAACTCTATTTGAGAAATAAAATGATATTCACGGCCTTCAATTTCATAATCGCGTGGTGGCCGTGAGGTATATGATACCATACCATGTGCATTTTTTAGCTTTCGTTCAAGCCAGTGCTGGATTGAATCTTTTCCAGCACTTGATTCTCCGAATAAGGCAAGAAGTTTAATTTTATCCATTTAGATTTATCCTTTCATGCTCTAATGTAATATTTCTACCTTCAACATTTATAATTCGGTATAATTGATGTGTAGAAGTCGCTTTATAAGTTTTTGCTACAAAAGTATCTTCTCTTCTATAACCAGTTACCATAATTTTAGTTCCACGAGAGAACCATCCTTTTTCAAGAACCTTTTTACTACCATCCGCCTGTACTTCAGAAATTTGACGATTATACATTGCATAATACTCTTTAGTAAATTTTACATTAACAACTCCATCTGTTGTTAAAATTGTAACGGATGCTTTAGTATTATTTTTACTAATAATAGTTCCTGCAATTTTATATAATTTAAAGATTGGAATATCTCTACCTGCTCTTTTAAAGAAATAATTTACTTCAGGTTCATATGATAAAGTTGAAAAATTAACAATACCATATTTATGTTTATCAATATCAGCTAATTCATGCTCATGATAATAAAAACACAAACTTTCCATTTCCCAGGCAGAAATATTTCCAGTCGCATATTTATTCCATGTTTCATTAAATAACAAATTATTATATTGATTTAATACTTCATCCTGATTTTCTTTTAACCAGTTTCTTGCTTCATCCATTTCCTTTTTATAAATTTTATCCCATTTGGTCTGGAGAATACAAGTAATTCCATTAATAATATCAAGTTCATTTAAATCATAGTATTGTGAATAAAAATTTAATGAACCTTCGTCAAATACATAATATTTACCAACTTTTTTATTATCTTTAAGGAATTTATTAAATACAAATATCTGTTTTTGTTTATTTAATTCCTCGGGTACTAATCCACTTTTTAATAATCCATTAAAATTCTGTAAAGTTAATCGTTTCTTTGGATCACAAACTAATGATATATAATATGCCATAATTGCATATCTTGGATTTTTTTTGCAAATTTCTGATGCCCATTTATTATCAATCTTATCAAAGGCTCCTGATTTAATCAAAGACACCATTTGAGTTTTATTTAATGGGCATCTATTCATAAAATCAATAATTCCTGTATATGGGCGGCCACTAATAATTTGATCAATTACTGGTCCGCCAATTTTATTAACGCCTTTTAATCCAAACAAAATTTCATTATTTGATTCATCTGGTTCAAAACTAAAACCAGATTTATTAATATCAATTAAAGATACCTTAATTCCTCTTGATGTTATATCTCCGATAGCTTTTGCCAATTTTGAATAATCGGTTGATTTATCTTTTGTGTTTCCATCGTCATCATCATCTTCTTCATTTTCAAGAGATGCACTATTAACAATGAGACAAGCCGTATTCCAATAAATTGGGTTCCAATGAGTTGCAATATAAATTGTCTGTGCTCCAATAAATGAATATGCAAGAGCATGAATAATTGAAAATGAATATCCCATCTGAGGTCCAACGCCACATTCCCAAATATATTTACCAAGAGCAGAACTTGTTGCTTTATCTAAAATTTGTTGATGCAATTCTGGAATTTTTGCCATTTGTTTTTTACCAACAATCTTACGTGCGGCGTTCGCTTCCTTAAGAGTAAAACCACAGATATTTTCATCCATCAACATTCGCATTAATTGCTCCTGAGACGGCGGCACTCCATAAGATTGTTTAAAATATGGTTCAATCACAGTTTGTTCTTCTTTTGTTAAACCAGCTTGATCCATTTCTTGATACCATAATGATAAATTATTTTTATAACGAATATATTTTTCCATTGGCGTTTCTGCGCCTTTTTCTGCTGTCATAAGACGCATTAAACCATTGGCATCCGCCATTTCCATAATATTTGTTGGTTTAATTTTTTTTGCAGCTTGAGAACCAACATCTGAATCAAACTGAAAAATATTTAAAACACTATTTTCCTGTAATGCTTTCCATATAGTTTTATCATCTAATGGTAAAACTTCTGGATGAAGATATTTATTATATACTTCTCTTAATGTTAAATTACTATCAATTTTATTATATTTTTGAAGCAATCTAATAGTTTCCGCAATCTTATCTTGGACTTCTGTTACTAAGAAGTCATATTTTGTCATACCACATGCTTCACATTTGTGAAGATCCCATTGAGTAATAATTTCACCTTTTGGAGTTTTCATAAAACATCCAAATTCATATGGATCTTCATCAAAAAGAATAACACCAGAAGCATGACTACTTCTTTTATTAATCAACCCTTCGATCGCCATTGCAATATCCAAAAGTCCAGGATACTGATTTATCTCTGCAATAAACGGGGTAATCGGTTTTCTATCTTTATCTTTATTCCCATAAACAACATCTTTTAAAGGCCAGAGAAAACCTCTTTCACTTGGAATTAATGATGACAAATATTGTCCTGTGTCTACATCTATTCCGTCTGGGAAGTCTTCTGATCTGTATCCTCTACATGCGGTAAGGACAGCACTCTTTGTTCCCTCGGTTCCGAAAGTGGCGATAAGTGTACATCCAAGATTTCTTCTTGATTCATCATCAATTTCGCTGATAAAATTTGCACCACGCTCCTCCTTTATTTTTTGTAAAATTAATGGTCGTTTTGATGGGCAAAGATCGAGGTCTATATCACCAAGTTCAACACGCTCTTTGTTGAGATACCGCCAAAACGGAAGATCCCATTTAATTGGATCAAGCTGAGTAATGCCAAGTAAATAATGATTTAAACCAGAACAGGATGAACCACGACCTGCACCAACTGTACTGCCGCATTCCCAAAAGAGATCAACATAGTGCTGAAGAGTTATTGGATAACTAAACATATTAGTTCCAAGTTTTTTACTAATAGTTTTTTTAATATCTGCTTCTTCTTCTAATCGAGAAAGATATTTTGTATTATAAAGATTTTTTTCTGATAATTTTTCTAAGCATTGATTTACCCAGTATCGTTCATATATATCATCAGAACTCATCATTTTATCTAAATTTGGAAAATCCCATTCTTTGTTATATCGTCCAGTAAAGTCTGATTCACAATTTAAAGGAGGATAATCTTTTACATCTACTTCTGGGATAGTTTGTTTATGTGCAATACTATAATTTTCAATTTTATTATAAATTTCATATGAATTTTCAATTAATTCATTATAATCCAAAAATGATGGAGCAATATTTTCTTTTATATCATCTTCATCTTGAAGATATGCATACTCATAAAATGCATCAACTTCACGCTCTCCACCTTTTGAATTAAGATATGCTTTATGAACATACCTATCTTCTTTTTTAAGATAATGAGCATCTGATCCAAGTACCATCTTACAGTCAAATGCGGTGGCTACAGATTTAAGACGTTTATTAACTGCGATTTGTTCTGTTGATTGACCCGGCGCACATTCAATATAAAAATCTTCTCCAAATAGTTTTTTACACCATAAAATAAATCTTACAATATTATTGTGCGCTTCTGCAGCGCCCGCAGCATCTTCATGTTTTTCAGCTTTAATTAAATTTAAAACCTGAGATGACACCTGCCCGCCAATGCAAGCTGTGGTTGTAATTAAACTATTAGGATATTTATTAATAATTTCTTCAAGTTCATCATAAGTTGTTGGGACTCTTTCAAGACCCCTATCCCAATAACTATTCATCCACGCTCTTGAAGATAATTCTCTTAATGCTCTAAAGCCAGTTTTATTTTTTGCTATTAAAATAAAATGATAATATTTTTGACCCATTTCACGATTTGGGGTAAGATATATTTCATTACCTAATGCAACTTTAAAATCTGGGTGTTCTTTTAAAATATCTTGAGCATAAAAATTAGCTTGCGGGGCACCGCTAAGACATTCATGATCAGTTAGTGCAATTCCACTTAATCCAATCTCTATTGCTCTATCAATGAGTGCTGGAATTTTGTTAATACAATCTAATAATCGTATGTTCGAGAACTCTGAATGAGAATGAACCTCAAACCTTTTTACCATTATTTTTACCTCTTTATCTAATATTATATATTTATATTATAATATAAATATATAAAAAAGTCAAGTGGGGGGATTCCCCACCTGACTATAATAAAAATAAATATTTAAGTTACATTGTCCATCGGAGTACCCTCCACAGTATAAGGTCAACAGTTACTAAACTTAATTGCCCATTGGACCGTACCTCTCTTTCATAATATTTATTTCTTACAATTATATTATATCAAAAATTTTTTTCTTTGTCAATTTTTATTAGGATATAATTTTTGATATTTTTGATTAATCCATGCAATAAAATCTTTAATTGGATAATTATTATACATTTCATTGTATACATCTATTTCTTCATCTGGAAGAAGTTCAAAAACTTTTTTCATTTTATTAATAAAAATAATAATATCATTCATATTATATTATTACCTCACTAATACTAATTTTTCACTAGCTCTAGTACAAGCTGTATATAACCATTTAGCATGTTCATTTTTATCAAAAGGGAATTGTTCTTCAAGAACAACTACTTTATTAGATATCATCAACATTGACAAAATTTTCAAATGTTTTTTCGATATTGTTCATTATGTATTTAGAAGTAGAGGATTGAAAAGCGTATTCTTCAATTAAATCATAAATTTTTTTACAATTAGGTTTAAAAACATATTTATAATTCCATTTATTTATAATGATAAAGTTATTTGGATTAGGTTTTAAATTTTTAGTTATTATTTCTAATTCTTTTTTAAGTTTTTCTTTTGTCATTATAGTATTCCTTTTCATTTTCTGGGGTTAATAAAAAATGTGTAGTTTCTAATTTTAAATCTTCAAAAGTATATTCTTTATTATAAGGAATACGAATTAATGGAATATTATGTTCAAAACAATATTTATTTTTTATTAAATCATGTTTTCTTGTAGTATCAAAATTATCTTTATTATTCCAACTTTTACTATCTTCTGAATAAAAATAAGTAAAATGTTGAGAACCATCAAATTCAATTAAATATAATAAAGAATTATTATTCTTATTAAAAATTGCAAAATCAAATATTAGTTTATCACACTCTCGATTAGAATATAAATCTGAAAAAGTGTATTGAGTTTTATATTTTATATTTCCATTATTTAACATTTGTGCAATTTTACTTTCATTCATGCTATTAATACAACCACAACTTTTAGTATCTCCATTACGAAGATAATCTCCAAAAACAATTACATTTTTTCGCCCACAATTCAAACAAGTACAATTCCAATATAATCCAGTTCGATCTTTTCTTGGACGTTCTTCCTAAGTTGCTTCTCTAATTACTTTTAAAAATCCATAAATTTTTCCAGTTTCATCTTTTTTAACACTATCACGCATTTTTTTCATACGAATGCAACCACAATTTGTAGATCTTCCCGCTCGTAAATGTGTTCCTTCAACATCCTTTTCTTTTCCACAAGCTGTACATACACAATGCCATCTTGCTCGGCCACGTTTATTATTTTCTGCTCTATATAAAACATGCCAATAACCAAAATCTTGACCTGTTAAATCAATTAATTTACTCATAATTATATCCTTTCTATTTTTTATTCTATTATATATCAAAATTATGAGCAGTAAATTATATATTTTTGACCAGTGTTATTAAAAATATTTATTATCTTACCCACACAAGCTTTTTAGATGCGCGAGTAGCGGCTGTATACATTGCACGAGCATGAGTTTCTTTATCAAATGGAAAAGATTCTTCAAGAACGACAACATTATTCCATTCACTACCCTGTGCCTTCCAGATTGTAATTGCGTATGCATATGCAAATTCTTTTGGTACAATATCACCGTATTTAGACCGAAGTCTCCCCAATTTATAAGATAATTTCCAATCGCAACATTTATTACCAGTTAAAATCATTTGATGGTCCATATCTACTAAATTATATATATCATCTGTATCTGGAATTACTAAATCGCTAGTTAATACATCAAATTTTTTAATATTGCTTCTAACAATTGGAGGAATTTGTCGCCAGGTTTGAAAACTATTTTTAAGAATACCAATAGTTCCATTAATAAGCGGGTCTCCTTCTTTACTAAAATCATCCCAATAATTTCTTAAACAAATTACTTTATCTCCATCAACAGGATTATTAGGATAATTTAATAATTGCCGCATTTGATTGTTGATAGCTTGGCGTTTAGCATTGGTGGCAGTTAATACTTGATCACCCCACTGTAATACTCCAGTATTTAATTCTGAATATGGAATAATTTTAACTTCTTTTCCATTAAAATAATCAATAGGCTCTTGATGACGAATTTTCATTGTTAATTGAATTATTTCTGATTCTTGCGCCTGTCGCATAATTTCATCTAAAAAGATATGCGGATGGTCTAACAAATGATTATCTTCATCTTTATCTATTGGGGGCAATTGGCCTGGATCGCCTAAACAAATTACATACACATTATGAGTAAATAATAAATTTATTAATGTTTTTGGTGCCATACTTACTTCATCAACAACAATTATTTTATAATCTAATTGTGGTTTTGGTTTTCTAAAAAAACCTCCAGTTGGTTTTGGAATGGATTCATATAAAAGTTTATGTAATGTACAAGCATTTTTATTACCTTTTTTACGAAGAACCTCTGCGGCTTTGCCTGTGAAAGCACAATAACAAACATCATCTTCATCAACATCAAGAGCTTCAATAATAAAACGCACTAGAGTACTTTTCCCGCTACCCGCATATCCGCTAATTACTGTATATTTTTTGCCTGCATTATATCTATCTATTGAAATTAATAATCCTTCTGCTTGTTTTCTTGTTAAAATCATTACTCATGTTCTCCGATTACTTC